GTCGATTTCACCTGAACGAAGCAGGCTGAGAGCCTTACCACGTACAGAGTTTACAGAGCGATCAAGAGCTTCTGCAATAGCTTCAACGAACGCACCATCATTTACCATAGAGATAAACTTAGACTCCTCTTCGGGAGAGTAGGTACGAACAGTCTCAACCTTGGGAGCAGGCTTGACATGATCGGTCAATTCCATAGACAAAATCTTGCCTTGGATAGACTTAGCGGAGAAAGCTCCGCCTTCAAAATGCTCAGCAATTTGAGCATAGGTGTACTCACCGCTGTTGTCAGAGACAAAAGCAGCAAGAGTTGCTTCTTGATCTGCGCTAAAAGCGCGGTTTGATCGAGAAGAAGCCAGTTCTACTTCAAAGCCCATTTTACGGAGCTTGCTAGAAACAGAACGGGTAGAAGTGCCAAGCTCATCTGCTGCTTCTGCAACAGTGTCTTGGGAGACAGGGCTTTCGCTACCTACGAAAGCTGTCAGTTGAGCGGTACGCTCATCAGTCCACTTAGGAAGTGCCATATTAGTGTTCTCCTAGAAATTCTTTTAGGTTGGTTACAATATTTACGCCAGAATCTCTGGCCTGTTTAGTTTTTGCGGATTCTATACCACTTTCATTTACAAGAATCGTTACGTCTTTAGTCAAACTAGACTTTACTTCATAGCCCAGGCTTGACAAAGTTTCAGTCGCATCAGCTTTTGTTTTGAAACTCTTCAATCGTCCACTAATACAAACTACTCCTTTTCTCTCTACTTTCTGTTCGGTAACGAACTTAAAGTCAAACGGCAAACATCCGTCGTAAAAAGCATAAAAATCTTTTGAGAGCCAAGACATAAGATTCTCGGTAGCTTTTGGGCCTAATCCGGCACGCTTACAAGTGTCTGCGTTAATTTCAGTAATATTTTCAACAGTCTCAGACAGCTTCTTCGTTGCCGTGTTTCCGATTAATGGAATACCAAAAGCGGGCAACACTAAATTAAGAGGAGCAGACTTAGAGTTATCTATCTCCTTCTTTAATTTGATTGCAATTTTTTCTGAGTTAAGTGCAGACGTAATATAATCTACATCAAGCTCATATAACTGGTCGAAATCTTGAATATCAAGTTTTTCGATAGCAGCAGGGCCTAAGCCCTTAATTTTCAGAGTTTTAGCAAAATGCTCGATTTTCTTTTGCTTTTGGGCACCGCAAACGGTACTCTTGCAGTAGAGAAGTTGATTTATCCACTGAAGATTAGACCCACAGGATGGGCAATCTGATGGAGGCACAATCTCACGCAGCATTTAGTTTCTCCGAAAAAGTAAAATATATTATACGAAAAGTTGAGGTAAAAGTCAAGAATTATTTTTCTTTTGGTCTACACGTCGTAAAATTCGAGGTATAATTTCCCCACTTCGAATAACCTCTACTCTACAGCCTATTTCTAGCTCCAAGCTGCGAATGTACTCGATGTTGTGTAAAGTAGCCCTGCTCACAATAGCTCCTTCCACTTCGACTGGACTAAGAATGGCGACCGGGCTGACTACACCCGATTTACCAACTTGCCACACAACATCGAGCAATTCTGTATGTACACCCTCTTTCTGCTCTTTGAGAGCGAAAGCACCGCGAGGATGGTGAGCTGTATGTCCCATCTTATTAAAGGCTTTTACATTATTAATACGATATACCCAACCATCCGTAGGATAGTTACTAGCATCGAAGGTATTAACAGTATTAAACCCTTGATCGGCTAATGCTTTTAATATAGTAGAGTACTGATCGTAGTCAAGACCAGACTTATGGATGTCATATGCGACAAAAACAAGGTTTTCCGCACGAGCTTCAAACTCTTTGATGTCTTTGAGGTTTAATGACCCCGAAGCTACATTTCTAGCATTAGTAACATTCGAAGGGCAAACTATCTCACCTGTAATCTGAATCTCTCCCCGTAGAGAGATAGTTGGAGGTACAAGTAAAGCAAGTTTGTCGGTAATATCTCGGCCAAGATTACCGTCCCCTCTAGTTAATCCAAGAGCAAACTGTTTATTTACATAAAGTAAAGATACAGCGGCTCCGTCTAACTTGGGAGTTTTAATATAGCCAGATATATTTCCAGCTTCAGTTATGTCGAAATATTTTTGAAGTGAGTACATACGATACAAGTGAGGCACCCCGTCTGTAACAACGTGCCCAACCTGATCGTAAGAATACTTTGCAACAAGACTATCAAACTCAGCGTCCGAAATAATAGGAGCGCCAGAGTAGTAAGCTAGACTCGCCTTTTCAAGAAAATCACGCATAGTATCTCCCAAATTTGAAAAGATATTATACTAAAAGTTTAGGAAAAAGTCAAGAACTATTTTAAGTAAAGGTTATTTATTAAGTCCTGGAACTGCTCCTCAATAATTTCCTTACTTTCAGCCAGAGAAAGTATCTCTGTGAGCCCTACGAATAGCTCTCTTGAATTGTGAAAATCTAGAGGCATTGCTACTCCTTCAGGGGTAGGTTTCCATTCTTCGTTAAAGTCCAGATAGTACTTACGAAGATGCAAATATTCTATACCTCTAAAACTACTTACTATTAGCCTGACTTGAACTTCTTTTTCTTCATCGTAATGTATGACTTTTTCATACATTTCTGGAGCTTCATGTAGTTCCATAGTTAGTCCTCATTCTGTAAAACTGAAGACAATGGTACTACACTAGTCACATTCGCAGGTTTTAATAAGCGATAGGAGTCCGTGTCCCAACAAAATAATAACAGTGTTTCGTTAGACTCTTTTGCTCTATTTTTCTTCTCTCGTATATATGGTGTGGAAAAATCCAGGGTACATACATTATACTTTAGTTTGTTTGAGTTTTCACTCCTATAAGTAATAATTGCATCACCATACTCATTTACAATGTCTGCTAGTTCTTCTTTTTTCACAAATACTCCTTTGGTAGCAGGTCAGTAAAATTTTTTACTTTGCTGAACTCAAAGGTTCTTTCTTCAGATAGCAGAAAACCACTTCCCCGAAAGGAAGTGGTTATAGTAAAAACTTTTTTAGTTAGCGGTTACGTTACCGATAACACCAGCAAAGTATTGAGCTGCTTTGCCTGTCAGCTTTGAAATAACATCTTCGTCAACTTCTTGACCAGCATCAGTCAAGGCGGCAACCAGAGCGTCTTGAGCAGCTTGCTTGGATACACGCCCGCCTCCAGTGCTACCGGAGGGCTTAGTCCCACCAGTAGCGGGGCTCTTTTTTACATATACACCTGCTTTGGTAAGAATCATGCGAACACCGTTAGGTGACTCTTCTAGTTCTTCTGCGATTGACTTAACAATCTCCATGCTCGTTTCGGGGGTAGGATCTTGCTCTTCATACATTGCTACTGCTTGAGCTTTCTTATCGTCGTCCCATGCCATTCTACGTTTCCTCTTTTTGTTAGTTGAACCTGGACAAACGCCCAGACGGTTAAGTTGTTGCATATAAAATCGGTCAGACATAGCTTTCCTCAATTTTGAAAATATATTATACTTCAAAACAAAGCAAAATGTCAAGAACTATTTTTATAAACGTGAGAAGTCAACTCCATATTTTTCTAAATGTCGTAAACTTCCCAGATCGTATGCAAGAGCAATTGCTTTGAAACCGCCTGTTTCGATACCTGATACCCAGAATTCTTTATCTTGGTCTATATCTTCTCGAATCCAAATGGAATAGCACTTAGCTCCATACTTTTTTTCATAATTTGTATCTTTAAATCCTGGACGCTCTGCTTGATAGTCTACGGATATTTCGTACTCAATTTCTGCAGGGGCATGATGACGCGCCGACCAAACAATTTCACCTGGAGCAAACTCTTCGGCTACACACTCTTCTGGCAAGTATCCTACAGTAGACCGTTCTTCTTTAGATACGCCTCGACTAGGGATACCGACTCTTTCCACAATGGATTTGACGAAACCGGAAGATCGATATAAAGATTTTGCGATTGTTGCAATTGAATCCCCTGATAAGTAATCTCGAATGACTTCTGCGATTTCTTGTGGAGTTGCTCCCTTACCTCTATTTTGAGATTTTCGTAGTTGTACATAAGCGGTTCTCTCGTCAAAATCCTCTATTATTTTAGATAGTCTCGCCGTATTGTACGAAATGTTCAATATCGAACAAGCGTCTTTTTTTGTTATTGGCTTCGATCCGTCGGTAGGGTTCAACAGACTTTTTACTTTCTGAATATTCTCTGGCGACAGATTCTCGTATTCCTTCTTCTTTACCATTCTCTAGTCTCTCGATTTCTCTGTTTAGATACCATACTGCCTTTCGTAAATCTTCTACTTCATTCTGTTTAAGTCCTGCTCTCCAGATATACTTTAGAGCATTACCCAGGCAGAAGTTCATGTGCTCTGTAATTTGTATACACTCTACACCGCTTGGATGCGCAGTATAGTGCGGTGGTTTATTTACATTATCTACCATAATTACTCATCAGGATCGTAGTGACAATACCACGGTCCGCTGTCTGGTTCGCTGTACCACCAGTCCTCTTCTAATGCTTCAGGGCATCGTACAGGATCTCCATTACTATACCCATCTCCAATCAAATACTCACCACAGTTTGGACAAGTATCAGGAATCTTCCAATGTTCCATAAGTGCGTCGTGCATTTTTATTCCTCGTCAAACAAACTTTGTAGTTCTTCGTCTCGCTCAAGCCCTGCCAATTTATGAGCAATATGATACTCTTTACACACTGTTTCGAATGTGTCCCACATATTATCAAATTTAATTTCGTACAATTCCTTTATGGCAAAATACTTGTTCATAATGGCATCAGCCAGTTCAGGGTGCATAGACTCCCACTTAGAATCGTCTATAAAATACTTGGTTACTCTCTCAATGTCGTCAGTAACATTTGCAAATTGTAGCATCTCTTGTTCTAAATCAAAAATTGAGTTACTCATCATTTACCCCAAAATAACTTAATGTAATCTTAAACGCATCTATATGCTTGGCAATTTCAACCAAATCTTCATCTTTATCAGTAGAAAATATACCACAGGTATCGGTTTCTTCTTCGCGAGCTTTTAAATCATGCTCCATATCAGCAATTGTTTGCTTTAGGTTTTCTACAATTAAAAAATCTGCGGTATCAGAATTAATATCGATCTCAACTTTCATTTCGCTGTAATCCTCTTCTCGTAGTCTGCAAGATCATCGTCCCACCAACTGGGTTTGGGTCTGTGAGACCAAACGGCAAAAGTAGCCTTGTCGAGATGATAATAGTCACGATAAGACTGTATAGGGTTATCATAGTCTTTGAGCACGTCTGGCATTGCCAGTCCGAAAGTGGTAAATCCAACTCTCTCCATTTTGAGAGGCTCCGGTAGCTCGTTGATGACTGTGACTGACTTGTGCTGCTTTCCATATCGGTAACGATATTCTTCTCCAAGTGCATTTCCATAACAATGAGTCCACTCGTAGTTATCAAGTGAACTGCGTGCCCATATAGTGCATGGGTGATTATACATCATTGGTAGGTAGGGAGTGACAGTACGCTCTTCTGGTTTGAGAGGTTTCTCTGGAGCTTTTGCCTCATTTAGAATAGCCGTCTCTTCTTTTGTAAGAGCGCGAGGAATAAAGCCCAGGACTTTATCAATCCAGATAGTTGTGCAACATATCTGGGCAACTTCCAAAGGCATTTTTACAATATGTTTGTCGACATGAGCTTCCGCACACTTGTCGAGGTCATCGTCAAGATAGAATAAGTTCATGGTTACTCCCGAAATTTTTATATATTATACTAAATTCGAAGTTTTTTGTCAAGATCTATTTTAGGATCGACTGCATATACAAGTTCATTTGTATCGTAGTTCACTATCTCACTGACAGAATTATACTTCTTGCTCATGTGTTCAGCAAATTGTATTGCTTTGTCATAGTGATCGAATCGTATAAATTTTTTATCTCCGAAAGTAACCATGTAAGTTTTCATTTGTGCCTCAGTCAATTACTTCAATTTCTTTACGAATACTTCTAGAATATACTGGACGAAGTCGTGCATCTTCTTCTACATAGTCATTTTCTCTATGCACAAGAGAAACAGTATATCGAACTCTATTTAAACTATATGCAGTATCAGAAAAACTTCTATCTCCTGCAGGTACTCCTATGTAAGAGTTGCCATTAAAAATTTCATCACAATCTAATTTTGAATTAGAATGAAAATATCCCTCTCGCCCATATGACATTAGATCATCTTTGCGATTGCATATATCGTTATATCCGTGCCCAAAGTCGGGAAAAATATAGCCTGATGCTTCCCATGATTGATTTTCAGGGCCATGTGCAAGTCCAACAGAGTGTCCAATCTCATGTAGATCAGTATATACATCACATCTACTCATAGATGCAGGGGGCTTTCCTTCGCTAAAATATGTGGATACTTTTGCGACTCCGCAGGTGTCAGGATAAGAAGTTCCTCTACCAAGTACAACATCTACTGGTAATCCAACCGATATATTTTTTATGTTCTCGGTAGTGTGCCAGTGAGCAAGATAAACCTTAGTAAGTTTGTACCTGATGTGTACTCCGGACTTTTCGTATACTTTATTGTATTCTTTAACTTTATCTTCGTATCTTTTCCACTGATAACTATCAGTATCATACTCTTCTAGAACACTAATAGGAACGTCTATACCGTATTTGGCATGACTAGCATATAACAATATACCAAGTTCCCAAGTAACTATCGTATTATCTTCTTCACCATAATAGATATACTCTTGAGTAGGTCTTTGGTAATATCCTTCGCAATCTATTCTATTTTCTACTTCACAAACTGGTTCTGGTTCAATACGAAACTGTATTTCTTCTACGCCGAGAGTAAAAATTCCATCTCCAGTGCGCCCATCTCCATATATCTCTACTGTGTCTCTGCCTGTTCGTATTGCTTTTCCTATTGTAGTAGAGTGATGTACCATCCCCCAGGGCTCATCTCTTCCCAGCATATCCACATAATTTATATCTAATATTACAGGATGAAATCTATCTCCTACTTCTTCTACTGTAGAGAGTGTTAGAGTTCGAGAAAAACCACATTTCCAAGATTTACGATTCTTTGTGGAATATCTTTCGCCATTTTCATCTTCCCAGATAAACCACTGTACGCCAGGATAGTCTTTGCTGCAACCTGTTTTAACAAGTACATCAGCTGCAGCACTCGTAGACAGAAGTAGCAGTAACCCCGCTACAACCCCGCGAAACACTATTCAACATTTTCTAACCTGGTCATTAACCGTTCTGCACGATTAGTAACCTGTCGATACCATAAAGAGTCTCTACCTTCTGCCGCTGCCTCTTTCCATTTGCCCTGAGATAGCATATTCTTCATATTCATGAACTTTGATAAGCGAGTCGCCCCTAAATTGAAGGCCATGTTGACCATTACGAGTTGAACCTCTTCCGGCCAGTTGTGCCATTGTCCGTAAAGTCGTTCGCAGTCCTTAATGGCATACTCAACGTCTCGATCGAAGAGCTCTCGACTTCTCTC